CCCTTGCAATGTCATCGGGTGGGATCAATGGATCTTTCTTGATAATTTCAAGCAACTGCTTTTCACGCAGTGTTGTCACTGGTGCGTCTTCTTCGAACTTTAAAATCTCAGGATCGTTGATGTCGAAGTTGACTTCCATTTGTTGCAATACTGTGAAATTGTCTCTGCTTTCACCGTACTCTTCCCAAATACTCAAAGTCTCTTCAGTGTCTACCGGTGCGACAGCTGCAAAGGTTGCATCATCTGTTAGTGGGTCATCGTCAATACCTAACATTGAATTGATGTCCTGGTCATTAAGTCCAAGGCCGGTCTTCAGCATAGTCGTTGCGATCTGCTTTGTGATCTTTCCTTGGTTGAACTGTCGCAAAATCCGCAACAGCTGCTGGTGTTGTCTGCCTGTCAGATTTTTTATATTCTCATTGATCATGGCTTCTTGCACTGGTTGCCCAGTTTCAGGATTCATGTTTTTGCTTTGTAGTCCTACCAGTGAACGAATTTCCTCTTCAGTCATTGATTCAAGAACTTTGTTTGCAACCAATGGTGATAAAGAATTTATACCGTCAATGATTTGCTGTGCTGCACTTGTTGCTTCAACATCAATCTTTGGCAGACCTAATTTTTCACGAATCTCATCTTTTGTCATGTTCGCAACCAGCGTGGTTTCTGTGAACTCAAATCCAATCGGTTCAACAGGCATGATATACATATCATTTTTTGCACCCTTCAGCCTTCCAAGCATATTGAAGATTGTTTCCAAAAACTGCTGTTTGTCGTTGACGTATGTTGACTTGAATATTTCGTATGCGTTGCGAATTTCAGATGCACCCCCCAGCTGTCCTTCGGTCTTGATACCAAACAGCATCGGTGACACAATCTGATGACCAGCAAAAAGATTCTGCTGGATGATAGCATCAACCCTGCTGAAGTCTTCTTTTGTAATGTCAGAAGACCCAAGATCTTCAATGATTGGCTTTCTAGTTGGGTCAGACACAAATGACAAGATGAATTTTTTGCCATCGCTGCCAGTGAATCTATTTTCAAACTGCTTTGTGATGACACGTTTCTCATCCTGTGAAGGTTCACCGTTTGGAAGTGTGATCATCTTTGATGCGGAAAACCCAGTCTGTGCATTGCCAAGGACGTGACGGCTGACCTCAACATCGCTTTCAATGTAGTTGAGCGACCCCATGTAGCCGGGCAGTGCGTATGTTTCAAGACCTGGCCTGTATTCTTTGATATACAAGATTTGCTTTCCTGACCTGATCTGTGTACTAAATGCAGCAAGAACAGTCATTTCTTCCTTGCGATCGGACCAGTCTTTCTTGTACCAAAATTGCGTATTGTCTTTGCTTGACCTTATTTTTGTATAGTCAATATGATTGATTGATGCAAGCTGTCCACCCACCGCTGACCATATCACTTCTAGGTATGCACCGCCAAAAATCTCAATGTCAACTGACACTTTCCTAGTCAGATCGTTCAGGGATTCGTATTGATTAGGCTGCTTGATAAACTGATCAGCAATCGGATCGATTTCTTTTGTGGCCCAGCCGTTGCCAGTGATGTAGTTGACTTTGCCTTTGATGATGGCATTGTTCTTTGCACTTTGATTGTACAGGCCCAGTAGATAATTGGGGTACAAATTATCTTCACCGAACTGGATGTATCCACCTTTTTCGCCTTTTTTTTCTTTGAAAATCGGCTGCTTTGCTTCCGCAAAGTTTAGTATAATTATGTTTTCAGTCATCGTACTATGAATGTATTGCTAGGATTGTGTTTTGTGTATGCAAAAGAAGTTGATTCAGCAAGCTGCATGACCCCTGTCTCGACAATGCCGGTCGCATTTGCTGGGTTCGTATTTGACGTGCTGGTCTGTTCGTATATGTAGTAATCGTATTGACCTGATTCGCTATTGGCAAAATGTGTGTTGACGACAATACTGAAAGCATTGTATCTGTCTTTGTATGTACTAGAATCAGACGCATTCAACTTCACGAATTTGACCTCTGCATTTGTTGCCCTATGTACAAACCGAAAAAGATAATTCGGTGCAGACAGGGTTTGCTTTTCTTTTAAGGTCAGGTAAACTGTTTGAGTGGTAGCCTTTGTCAAATGGATCATGTCTTTAAATAGCTTTTCCCCTGTTATTTTATCGCAAACAAAAAAAGCCAGTCCATTAGGACTGGCCGCATCACTACCTATTAAGAACCACAAAAGCCTTATGTCAGGCCAGCAATCACGTTGCTTGCCACTTCAGGTGCAAGTTCTTTTTCTCCACCTGAAAACGTCAGCGTGTACCCACTGCGATCGCCCTGGGTAGTCCCTGACGCACCATTGCCACCAGTCAAATCAATACCATTGACCCGGCCCAAAAGCCAGTATTTGTCGTTGGCATCTTGAAATACTGCCATCAAACTGTTCTGTGCCAGCAATAGAATTTCATTCCTTGTATTTGCTTGCAACTTGTTCAGAATGATTGACAGTTCCTGTGCGTAGAACACAGTGCCATTTTCAACCGATGCTGTGATATTTTCGGTCACGCTGCTGGTATTCCTGACTAGCTGATATTTGTAGAATACTTTGCCGGCTGCCTTTGTGATAGCAGTAACAACACCCGATGCTTCAGTCACCGCTGTGACGTTTGCATGGGATATGAACCAGGCTGCTTTTATGCCGCCCAAACTATCTCTGCAATCCAGTGTGTATCCTTGTGTTAATGCACAAGCCATGTTTTATATTTTTAAAGTTGAAAGCAAGGCCCTTGATGGGCCTTACTTGATATTGTTAATTAGACAAAGAACTTCACAATCTGATCAGGGAAAGCGATCTGTGTGCCATATTTCCAATGCACAGCAGTCTTTACCAAATCATCATTGTCATCGTACCACATCTTGAATTTCTCGTACTGCTCATCCATCAAGTCAGTTCCAATGAAAAAGTTACTGATGCGACCAGCGACAATCTTAGTTGTACCGTTCAGACCTTGCAAAGCAATCACACGGATTTGTGTGCCTGGAAGGAAGAACTGTGCGTCAGCCTTTTCGTTTACTTGATAGTGGAACAGATTTGTGTTCTTCAACTTTATGGTGTATGTTCTAAAAACATCCATGCCGCACATGATTGCAACGTCATCTTTTGCAACGATTTCAGCTGGCAATGCTTTGTACACTGCATCGAATACACCAATTACGTTTGCTTCAGTGATATCAGTTGCAACTGAACCATGATATGTAACACTGTTGGCGTTTACAACAGATGCACCAGCAGCTGTAATCAACTTGATAAATCCGTCAAATTTATTTAAGTTGCCATTTGCAGATGCTGTATCGCCCTGCCATGATGCAGTTTCAAGTTGTGCAGCGATCTTTTCAGCCTTGCGTGCTGCGTATGCTTCAGCGAAAACCATGCTGTCATAGTTTGAACCAGCAGGAAGTGCTTGTTGCAAGAACTTAGCTTCAAGGTCACGCAGACAAAGTGATTCATTGAGTTTCAAACGACCGACAGACAATTCACGCTGTGTGAAGGATGTTGTGCCTGATGCGTTGAAACCACAAGCGTCACCTGACTGGAAAAAAGCATCGGTGTCCATGATTGGAAGTTTCTCTGAAGACTTGATGCCGACAACAATTTGTCCTGCATCTTTAAGAATTTGGGCAGTCTTAGATCCCAAAACAGCAGAAGTCAGCAATGGCTGGACGTTCTCTTTTGTGTAGCTGGCAAGTGTGCCGACTGAAAAACCCATGTTATTTGATTTTTATTGTTTGATAATTGGTTTACTTTTTTATTGATTTTGCAAGGTCAAGAAACTTGTTCACCTTTTCTGAATATGTTTCGGTGTACTTGTTGAACTTCTCCTTGGGTGCTTCGGTGGGTTCGGCAGAAGGGGTCTGCATTAATTTGATGACAATGTCAGTCAGTTCTTCAACTGCTTTGCCATACTTCGCAGACGATGCTTCAGACATAGATTGTTTCTTTTTCATGTAGTCAATCTCTTTCTGCATTTCTTCAATCTTCTTTTTCATCTCTTCTTTTTCAGAAGGGTCTTCTTCCTTTTCACTTTTGATTTCATCAGCTGGTTCAGCAGCTGGTGCTTTGATTTCAGAAATAGCAGATGAGTCATCAAGTACAATGATATTGCCGTCTGCAAGTTCATGTTCGCCAGCTGGTGCTGGTGACAGCTTTCCATCTTCTCCCTTGATGCTAACCTTGCCACCGACTTCAAGTTTGTCAATGACAACGGTCACACCGGATTTTAACTTGTATTCCTTTGATGCTTCAATAGATTCAGCAGACGGTTGAACAGCTTCAGGTTCAGCTAGTGGCACTGCCACTTCCAAACCAGCTTCAGCAAACATCGCTTTGATTTTCAGAATTGCTTCTAGTGGTGTCATGCAAAATTTTCTTTTAAATAGTTAGTTCATTTTCAGTTGACCATATAGAAAAAAGGGGGCAGTGGAAACCGCCCCCGAAAACAACAACTGCTATGAAAAAACCTATTTCAATTTGACTTGTGAAAGTATCTGCTTAATCTGTTCCCACAATTGCTGTACATTCTTGATGCCTGTCTTTCGGTAGTTAAAGACACCTTCCACGCTGAACCCTTTGACTTTGCCGTCTTTTATCAACTGCCACACTTCGTCATTGTCCACCTTGAACGAACCAAACCATGATCCGTCAGGTACATTTTCAAACCCTTTCATGCCCATAATGCCACGTTTTTCATCACTGATCCAAGATTCAAACATGGTCAACCCGCTGACTGTCTGCCCTGAATCGTGCATCAGGTTGACGTTTTTCTGATACCCTTTCTTGAAAAACTTTTGTGCAATCTGCTTGATCGTGTCCTTTGTGAAGATGACATAGTATTCGCCATTCTGATCGTTGCGATATATGGGCGTATCGGCCAGCATGAGCGGTCCACTGA